CGTGCCGTCCACCAGTGTATGGTCAATAGTTTGATTTAGGAGCCGTCATGGGTGTTAAATTAGTTTCGGCAAGCGGCGGCTCGGTTGAGATCAACCCGCCAGCCACCGCGAGCAGCTTCACGGCCACGATGCCCGCCGGCACCGGCAACGTGGTGGTCGCCGGCATCAACAGCGCGATCGTCTCGGGCACTTCACAGGCATCGACGTCTGGTACGTCGATTGATTTTACCGGCATCCCGTCGTGGGTGCGGCGGGTCACGGTGATGTTCAACGGGGTAAGCACGAACGGGACCAGCAACTACCTTGTTCAAATCGGCGACGGGTCTGTCAATACCACCGGATACTCAAGTGTCGGCACCGGAATGGATGGGACGGGTGTTTCAATAACAGCCTACACAACGGGTTTTGGAATTAGGTCAACTGTAGCCACGTACGTTATTAGCGGCCAAGTTGTTTTAACACTAGTTACCTCAAATACGTGGGTGGCAAGCGGCGTTCTATCTACGTCGCTGCCTTTGACGTTCACAACGTCTGGAACTAAAGCTCTGTCTAGCACCCTCGACCGCGTCCGCATCACAACCGTCAACGGCACTGACACCTTCGACGCCGGTTCCATCAACATTTTGTACGAGTAAACACCATGCCAACAAAAATCGATGGAAACAACGGTGTCTTGCAGTCGTATGACTTCCAAGTCCTGACGACGGGCTTCTCGTACACCTTTGCCTCGGGCACCACGACCCTGATCGCCAACCCCGCCGGCACGCTGGCGACGGGCACGATCACGATGCCAGGCTCGCCGGCTGACGGCATGGTGATCACCATCACCACGACGCAGCAGATCACGGCGCTCACGATTGCCGGCAACACGGGCCAGTCGATCGGCGGCACTCAGGTGTCGTCGATGGCCGCCAATAGCGCCATGAGCTTCGTGTACCGCCAGTCCAACACCACCTGGTATCGCAACAGCGCCCCGGCGCTGGGCAACATCGGCACCGCGCCCGTGTACGCCGCCCGCGCATGGGTCAACTTCAACGGCACGGGCACCGTGGCGATTAACGCAAGCGGGAATGTGACTTCGATCACGGACAACGGTACGGGCGATTACACGGTCAACTTCACGACTGCAATGACAGATGCGAATTACAGCCAAGCAATTAATGCCGGCGTTACAGGCGCCGTGCTTGGCCTAGATGTGGGTAACTTAGCGGCAATTCCTCCGACAACTTCGGCGTTTAGATTTTGCCTTCGCAATTCATCTAGCGGCTCGGCTATTGACACCACATACAATTCCGTCACCATCCACCGTTAAGGACTAGCCATGCCAATCACGATAGACGGTAACGGGACCATCACCGGCGCAGCAACGCTGGCGACGACGGTTGCCAACCCCACGTTCACGACGCCCAACATCAACTCGGCGCAGTTCGCCACGGTGTCGGGCACTGCGCCCATCTACCCCTGCCGTGCATGGGTCAACTTCAACGGCACCGGCACTGTTGCGATTCGCGCCTCGGGTAACGTGACGAGCATCACGGATAACGGGACTGGTGACTACACGGTGAACTTCACGACGGCGCTGCCGGATGCGAATTATTCAGGGCAAGTTTGTATTGGTACTCTTAATGCATCAGATGGTGTTGGTGGTGGTTATAGTGCTGCGACTTTAATTGCGGCATCATTTCGCGTCAAAACCTTAAACGCTTCACAGTCAACAGCCAAAGATTTTGACGCTATATATGTAGCTGTCTTCCGTTAATTAGGAGCCATCATGAACCAACGCATCATTTACCCCAACGACGATGGCGGCGTGTCCGTCATCGTGCCTGCTGCCGAGTGCGGCCTGACGATTGAGCAGATCGCGGCCAAGGACGTACCGGCAGGCAAACCCTTCCAGATCGTGGATGTCGCTGACATTCCGTCTGATCGCACTTTCCGAGGAGCATGGTCATGGGCATCGTAATCGACATCAACAAGGCGAAGGCTATCGCCCACGACGCTCGCCGCGCCGCCCGCGCTGCTGAGTTCGCGCCGCTGGACGTCAAGGCCACCATCCCCAGCGAGGCTGCTGCGGCTGAGGCTGCGCGCCAGGCCATCCGTGATAAGTACGCCGCCATGCAAACCCAGATGGACGCAGCACAGACGCCTGAGCAACTCAAGGCGTTGATGCCGTAAGCGTATGGAGCCGGGGGAAATCGATCCGGTGCGGTACGGCGCCATGTGGCAGCGCGTGCAGGACATGGACAAAAAGATCGACAAGATGGAACGTCAGATCGAGGAGTTGCTCGCGCTCGCCAACAAGGGCAAGGGCGGCTTCTGGATGGGCATGACCATCGCCAGCATGGTTGGCGGCGCCATCACCTGGGTCGCAGGGCACTTCAAAGGCAGCTAACATGCTCGACCCCATCACCGCCCTTGCAGCGATCTCATCAGCCGTTGAGCTTGTCAAGAAGGTAGCTGCAACGGTCGATGATGTGACGTCGCTCAAACCGGTGTTGGGCAAGTACTTCGACGCCAAGGCCGACGCCATCGAGGTCGTGCAGAAGTCGCAAGAAGGCGGTTTCAAGGGGTCGGCGCTGGGCAAGGCGCTTGAACTGGAGATGGCGATCGAGCAGGCCAAGCAGTTCGAAGACCAGATCAAGATGCTGTTCTTTCAATCCAACAAGATGGACGTCTGGCAGCGCATCGCGGCGCGCGCCCAGCAGATGGAGGCCGACGCCGCACACGCGGCCAGGCGCAAGAAGGAAGCCGCCAAGAAGCGGCAGCAGGAGATGGACGAACTGTTCATCATCCTGATCGGCGGCTTGGTGGTGATCGTCGTGATCGGCGCAACCGTCTGGTTCATCATGGAAGCAACTGCACAAGGAAGGTAATATGCTCTCACTCATCTCCACACTCGGCGGTCTGCTCATCAGCGGTCTGCCCAAACTGCTTGAGTACTTCCAAAACAAGGCCGACCAGAAGCACGAGTTGGCGCTGGCGCGGATGCAAAACGAGCGCGAGTTGGCGCTGGCCGCGCAAGGCTACGCCGCGCAACAGAAGATCGAGGAGATTCGCACCGAGCAGGTCATGATGCAGACCGAGGCGCAGATGACAGAAGCCGCGCTGCAACACGACGAGAAGGTGCTCGACAGGGCGCACAAGTGGGTCGCCTCCTACGTTGGCACCGTGCGCCCGACGGTGACGTACATCTTCGTGATTGAATTGGTGCTGATCAACCTGTTCCTGTGCTACTACCTGTACACGAACCCTGGCATGATCAAGAGCATGGACGACGTTCTGAAGTACTCGGACATCATCTTCAGCCCCGATGAAATGTCGATGCTCGGCGCGATCATCGGTTTCTGGTTCGGGACGCGGACCTGGGGCAAGAAGTGAAACTGAGCAAGGTCGGCGCCGACCTGATGCACAAGTACGAGGGCTACCGCAACCGCCCGTACCTGTGCCCGGCGCATATCTGGACGATCGGCTACGGCCACGTCTTGTATCAAGAGCAGATTCGCTTGCCCATGATGCGAACCAAAGACGACATTCCCATAATCCGCAAGGAGATGCCGCTCAAGCAGGAGGACAGCCGTGTCTGGACGAAGAAAGAAACCGACGACTTATTCGCAGCGGACGTCGCGTCTTTTGAACGCGGTGTTCTTCGACTTGTTCCCGGCTGTGTTGGCAGTCAAGGCCGGTTTGACGCTCTGGTATCTTTTGCCTTCAACGTAGGCTTGGGCAACCTCCAGCGCAGCACCATCCGCATCAAGGCCAACCGGGGTGAGTGGGAGGCCGCAGCGGATGGCTTCTTGCTGTGGAACAAGGGCGGCGGCAAGGTGCTGCCGGGGCTGGACAAGCGCCGCAAGGACGAGCGGGCGCTATTTCTGTCGTAGCAGGCTGCGGTACGCCTCCAGCGCCGTCTTGAGGTCTTGGCGCAACTGCTCAAGCTGCTCAGTCTGGGCCTGCATCAGGTCGTGCGCCTCTTGCGCGAATTTCACCAGGTTTTCCTGGCGCCAGCTTGCGAAGTCTGGCCCCGCCGTGGGGCTTGGTTGGGACATGCTGTTCCTCTGTTGAAAACTTGTGGTCATTACCGCACACGCGCAATCGGTGCACGACGCCGTTCCTCGGGCGCGTGAGCTTTACTTGTGTCCACGCTCCGCAAATCGGGCAATTCATTAACGGGCCTCCATCCAAATTTGCGCCATGTTTCCTGAATGTTCGTCGCCGCTGCCGGCACGTACTTAAAGTTCGGGTCAAGAATACGGGATTTCATCGTATAGCCTCCTTCAGTAGTTCCACTCGTTCCCGCGCTGCACGCAGCATCGTATACCGCTGGTGCAGGCGCTCCAAGAACGTCACGCGCTTGGCGCCTTGGCGCTCGGCCTCCAGCAGCGCCAGCACTTCAGCCTCGGTTAGCATGTTTAGCTTTTGATTTAGCGATCTCCAGTTCACGCTTCTTCTCCAGTTGGTCTAGGGATTTCTTGAGTCGCTCCATCAGGCGCTGCGACTGGTTGTACTGCTTGACGGCGATGCGGAACTGCGCCTTCGTCGAGCGTATTTTCTCTTGGGTTGTGTTCATTTTTTCTCCTCAATGTTGTAAAACCAATCGTCGCCAGCAGACCACTTGCGCGTTCCGTCAACGGTCCAGAAAGTTTTTGCTGCTTGAAAGTCAGGAAACCTGACTTCGGCTGGGATTAGCGACTGGTCATACCACAAGCAGCGGTTGTTGGGCTGACAAGCAAATTGGCCGTTCTCCAGCTTGATAAAGTTAAACGACTTGTGTTCTTCGGCCTGCTCGGTGAACCCCGTGTCGAGGTCTTGCCCGTCGGCGCAAAAATCTACCGTGAACAGATAGCGCCCGTGGTACCACGCCTTGTCCTTGCCAAGAAACTTGACCCCTAGATTGCGTAGGCCAATTTTTTCGCAAACGGTAAAGTGGTAGCCCATGCAGTCCCATAGCTGCAAGGTGTCAATGGGTAGGTCGCCGTGGCCCTTGTCCGAGACGTAGGCGCTGATCGGCAGCTTGTCGTACAGCGCGCCGTAGTTGGGTAGCAGCGACTCGATGCGGAACACTTGGCCGCGCAGCGCCTTGATGCTTACCCAGATCGCAGGCTCTAGCTCGCCGTGCCCCTTGGTGAAGTTGTACAGGTACTCGCGGCGCACAAAGCACTTGAGCGGCGGCAGCGCGGCGATAATGTAGCTCATTTCAGACTCTCCATTGCAATGTCGCTGATCGCCCGCTTGTCGTGCAGCGCGGCCCATATTTTCTCGTCCACCGTCTGGTTGGCGAGCATCACGTAGCACCAGACGGCGTGGCGCTGCCCGGATCGGTGCAGGCGTCCGTTGGCCTGCTCGAACAGTTCAAGGGACCAAGGCAGGCTGAGCCAGACGAGGTGGTGGCCGCCGTGCTGGAGGTTAAGCCCGTGTCCGGCGGACTTGGGGTGTAGACATAGCAGGCGTACTCGTCCGGCGTTCCAGTCATCAATGCTGTCAACCGTTCGGGCGTAAGGAAAGCGTCGCTGGAGTTCATTGAGTTCTTCGATGAAGTTGTAGAAGACGATCGTGTTGGCCTGCTGGTTCTCGGCTAGCAGTTCTTCGAGCCGGTCAAACTTGTGGCTGCTGAACCAAACCGGCTCTGGCGTGTAGACGAACCCGGCGGCCATCTGCGAAAGCTTCTGCGTCACCGCCGCCGCGTTCTGGGCGACTGCCTGCGCGTCGGGGAACTGCACGATGAAGTCCTTCTTCATGTCTTCGTAGGGCTTGCGGTCGGGCAGGTCGATCCGCACCTCGACCGTGTGCAGCGGCGGCAGCTTGTCCTTGTACTCGCCCGGCTCCAGCACGAACGTGGCCGGCTTGATGCGCTCCATCACCTGCTCCAGCGCGCCTTGGCGCGGCTGCCAGTCGCCGTACTCGCGGTTGACGAGGTAAAAGTACTGCTGCTGGAACGCGCCCTTGCTGCGCCCGAGCAGCTTCTGGTCGATGATCTTGCACTGACCGAAGACGTCCTCCAGCCCGTTGCTGGTAAAGCTGCCGGTCAGCCCCCAGCGGATCGGGCAGTCGAGCACCTTGGCGAGCGCCTTGAACCTGGCACCCGATGGGTTCTTCAGGCGCGTCAACTCGTCGAACACCACGCCGTCGAAGGTGCTCAGGTCTTGCCCGGCCAGCCACTGGAGGTTGTCGTAGTTGGTGACGATGATGTTGGCGTCGCTGTCGAGTGCTGCCTTACGCTGCGCTGGCGTGCCCACGGCCACGGCTAGGGTGTGGTACTCAGCCCACTTAGCCCGCTCCTGCGGCCAGACGCTGGTGGCGACGCGCAGCGGCGCGATGACGAGCCACTTGGTCGCGATGTTGTCGAAGATCATGTCGCTGATGGCCGTCAGCGTGATCGCCGTCTTGCCTGCGCCGACCGGCGCGAGGATCATGGCGCGGTCGTGCTCGTACAGGAAGTCGGCCGCCTGCTCTTGGTAGGGTCTTAGTTGCACTTGCGCTCCTTGATCCACTCATCAACATGCTCTTTGCTCCATAGGCAGGCGTAGTTCTGGTTCAGCCGCGCCATCTCCGACTGAAAGTGCCGTTGCAGCGGCGAGAGCCGACCACTTGGCGCCTTGAGTTCGACGAACCATGTGCTGCCGTCAGGCAGGCAGACGATGCGGTCGGACACGCCTCGATTTGAGGGGCTGACGAACTTGAACGCTGGCGCGTTTAGCCGCAAGCCGACCTGCTTACAGAATTAGGTTTCGATCGTTGACTCTCTCATTTGTCCACCCCGAACGCCTTGCGGATGAGATCGGCTGCTCGGTACGGCTCGGCCTTGTCAGCGATCTCGGCGCAGCGTGCAGCGACAAGGGCTGCAAAGCGTTCAAGCGTAGCGGCTTGATCTGTCGACCACAAAATACCAGCATCCAGCGCCATGCGGATGATGTCTTCTTTCATGCTTGCCCCCTTGCCTTGAGCATGGCGTCGGCCAGTCCGTATGCGTTGTCAGCAATGATCTGGGCATACTTCGGGCCGCAGTCGATGTCAGTGGCTAACAACCCCTGCATCACCCTTGCAGCAAAGTAATCGCGCAGGGTCATGCCCGCCGTCACCGGCTGGTGCAGATGCTCGATGGTGTGTGGGAAGGCGTATTCGTTGCTCATGTGTTCTTCTCCTTAAGGATTGACTCGGCGCTTGTCGCAGCCTGAAGTTTTGTCAGGCAGGATTGGTTAATCGCCGAGAAGTCTTTCTCCGTCAGCCCGACCCACTGGCGCTGTGCTGGTTGCTTCTCAGCCTCTGCGATGGCGGCGCGTAATTTGCCAAAAGCAACGACCATTGATGCGTATGCTTTCGCATCTTCTTGACTATCCGATGCGTTGTTGTACGCATCCCACGCATTCAGCGCGGTCTTCATGGCTTCAATAGGGTGCTGGCTCATGATCGTCCTTGGTGGGGTTGAACTTAGCCGGCGCGGCGGGCTGGCCGGGCCGGTCGAGCGGGTTGGGGAAGGGCGGGAACGGCCAGGTCATGCGGTCACCACTTGTTGCAGTGCAGCAATCAGTTCCTTCGCCTGCTCGTGCGTCAGCACGGTGGCGACGTTGCCGTGCCTAACGTACAGGCTCAGCCACACGGTGTCTTTGTCGTAGCGGTTGACAAAAACATTCGAGCCTTCACGGCCATTGATTTGAAATCCATCGTCCATAGGGTACTCCAGTTGATTGAGGGAGCCGCGATCATAACGAGTAAAAAACTTTCGCGCAACAACTTTTTTCGTGCTATGATGGTGGCTCAACAACTACAGGAGCGTACAGTGCAACACTCAAACATCGTCGGCGGCTCTACAGCCAAGCGCGTGATCGCGTGCCCCGGCTCGGTGAAGCTGGTGCAGAAGATGCCGCCGCAGCCGTCGAGCGTCCACGCTGATCGCGGCACGATGCTGCACGACGTGATCAGCCGCATCCTGCTCGACCAAGGCGTCATCATCGGCCAGTACAAACACAAAGACCAACTACTCACACAGGAGCTTTACGATGAGAAGATTGCACCTGCCTTGGACGCGCTCGACGAGATCGATCCCTACGGTCGG